GTGAAGTATTCATTCAACTCCATTGCATCGGAGTTCTCACACTTGATGTGTGCGTAGACTTCATCTACTTTTGAGATATAGAGTTTATTGTACACCTTGCGTAAACTTCTTCCATTCTATAGCGTTCTTAATCTGAAAGTTGCGTTGGTTGACGTTCTTAAGTACTTCTTCCAAAAACGCTAACTTTTCTTTTTGATTGATTATGCGAACATTGTTGTGTATAATATCTTTATCAGAATCAAGGTACATATCAACTTCATTCTTCATTAGACGTTTAACGAAAGGCTCCCAATTGAGTTCGTCAAGTTCTTCTTGTGAAAGTTTTCCATTGTAATACTCATACTTCTTCAAAGATAAATCTTTGCTTTGAAACTCAAGTGCTTTGAGTTTACGTCTTTCGTCAAAATAAATTTTGAGATATTTGCTGTGTAGTTCTGGTATCTTCAATGATGCGATACCTAACTCTGTGGAGTCAACTGTAGCGTCTAGTCTCCACTCTTCCATCATTTGGTCTAAAGTCATAATAATTCCTCAAGTCAATATTCGTATTCATCATAATAACACATTTAAAGGTAAATGTCAAATGTTTGTTGCTTCGTAGTAAGTATAATTAAACGTTGCCGTAGAAGTGATGAAGTCTTGATTATCTACAGATGAAAACTGCATGTCTCCTAAGTCTGTAGGATATACTCCATAGAAATCAATTTTAAAATTTGGATTATTTGCGTTTGTCTTAATGAATAATGTTGCGTCAGAAGTTACGCTATCAATTAATTCATCTTTATCTTTTAGCCCGCCTCTTTTATCAAATCCTTTTGGATTGCCTAGTTTGAATATCCAATTATATAATTCGTACCATGATTGCATGTCTTCATCCACAATGAATGTCAATGATAATGTGCCAAAGTTGATTTGATTTCCTGGCACACTTAATGCAGAAAATGGTGTGTTAATTGTAGTAGACTGTAAAGATATACTTGGTAGATTTACAGCTTGTACAAAATATGTGAAGTTGGGAATTCGTCTAAGAACAAAATCAAACTTGTTATTAGAAAGAAAACTTTTATTTACTGGTGTTGTCGTTAGGGTAGCCATATTATCTCCTCTTGTCTTTTATTTATGCAGACAAAAAAAGAGGGCCCTAAGGCCCTCTTTTGAATACCGATGTATCTCGGTTTAATCAATTACATCAAGTTAGTAATTGCAATTCTACGATAGTAGACGTTCTTGTTAGCGAATGCTAATGTACCATCAGCCGCTGATGTTGCAAATGGGTTTGCAACCATGCCGTAGCGAGTCTTGAATCCAATTTTTGGTTGGAAAGAATCTTGACCAACTGCACGAACCATTTGCAATGGAACGTATGGGCAGTAGAACAAACCAGCGTCAAAAGCAGAAGAGCCTTTGTAACCGATTGTTGCATAGTGTGTACCAGATGTTGCGGCGAAATACGGATCGATGTAAACCTTGATACGACCATTCAATACACCAGCGAATGTGTTACCTGTGTCATCAACTTGTAAGTTGTTAGACGCAAGTGCTGGAGTGTAATCTAATACACCAGCCATTTGCAATGCAGATGCTACGTCTGAAGAACAGATAAGCACGTTACCTTTACCTCTACGAGTTGCTTTAGCAATTGCGTTAGACTCACGCTCCAATTGGAACATCAAGCCCTTGAACTTCTCAACAGACCAACGACCGTTAGCATCAACGTCAAGGTTGAATGTACCAGCAGTTGTAACGTTCTCTTGTGCGCCAACTGTAGCAGTCAAGTTGATAGTACGAACAACTTCACGGTTAATTTCAGCTAAGATTTCTGTAGAAAGAATGTTAGCCAATTCTTGTTCAGCATCCAAACCATGAACTGCTTTCAAGTCTTGTGCAAGTTCCATTGTGTATTCTGCTTTCAAAGCACGGCTACGTGCAGTAACAGCAACTTTTTCAATAGAGAATGCCATCTCTTGGAATGCTTGACCAGCGCCATCGCCTAATGCTTCAGCTTGTGCTGTTGTCAAACCAGTACCACGTGTGTACTCTGTACCACCAGACAAATCAGCAGGTGAAGAACCTGTTTGTGATTGTGCTGTGTTAGGGAATGCTGTGTTAGCTTCATCGAACAAGGCTTCTGTACCACCTTGTGTTTTGTAACGTGAACGCATTGCAAAGATCAAGCCTGTTGGACCTGTCATTGGCTGAACACCACAAATGTCGTAAGCGATCAAGTTAGGTGCGGCACGGCGAACCAAGCTAATCAAAACTGGATCATAAATGTCGATTGAACCATCACCAGCTGTAGATGAAGATGCGCCCATGTTATTAGCAGGTGCGGCTTCAGAAAGCAACGATGTTTGGTTACGATAACCACCAGAACCTTGTGCGTCTTGACGGCAAGCAATTTCTTGGTTCTCAAGAAGTTGCGCTGTTACGGAACGCTTATGGGAATCCTTGATTGAGGCTAAATCGCCATGGTCAAGAACTGGTGCCCATTTTTTTAAAAGATTTTCTACGCTCATGTTTTTCTCCTTTGAGTATTGTTTAATTTATTTATAAAAACTTATTTCTTGAGTGTTCTAGAAATATTTTGTACATAGTGGTTCATAACTGGAGTAAATGATTCTTCGATTGAAGTTGTGTCATCGTCCAATGGAGCCGACTTTTTGACCGTTTCTTGTGTAGATCCATCAAAATATTTCTTTTTTGTTAAAAGAAGTTTTTCTTTGTAGTCTTGTTCTGAAACAAAATCAATTCCTTCTGCAAGAGATTTTAATTTTGCAAATTGAACTTCGCTAAGACCTTCTGAGACTTCGCTAACAATGTGTTCTTTTTTGAAGATATTGATTTGTGCATTCAAATTTGAAACTTCAGTAACTGCTTTGTCCAATTCAGACTCAAGTACTTCAACTTGTTCTGCGAATTGTTCAACAACATCTACTTTATCTTCTGGGATGTCAACATAGTGTTCTGTGAATAGGTTCTTTAAACCAATCATGAAATCTTCAACTAACTCAGCTTTGATACCTTTTTCAATAGCAAGTTTGTTTTCTTCCATCCACTCAGTAACGACATACTCAAGGTATTCGTCAACTTTTGTAACCAAATTTTCGTTGATAGATGCAACTTCTGCATCAAGTTTAGTTGCGTAATGTTCTTCTATTGAAACAATTGCTTCTTCTACTTTAGAATGAATAGCCGCTTCAAAAATTGATTGTGCATTCTGCTTGAATTCTTCAGAAAGAGATTCACCAGAGAAAATAGCATCAATGTCTTCTTTCATTTTTGCTTTCTTTTTCTCTTTCATCATCTTTTCTTCTTCATCATCTTCCATGTCTTCTTCATCATCTTTAGACTTTTCACCCTTTTTGCCTTTTTTATCAATATAGGCTTTAAGAGCAGGTGGCATTTCACCTTCTTCTAAGTTTTTGTTTTCAAGGTCTTCAACCTTGTCCATTACTTGTTCTGTCATAGCAGTCTCCTTTGTATGATATTTAAAATTATTAGTACATGTATTTATAAAAAATTATAGCTTGGAGATGAAATCTTTAAACACTTTTATCATGTTTTCTTCTAAGTCTTTTTGTGAAGACTTTTGAATAACTTGTTTCTGTGTCGAAACATCAGCTTCTCTGATGATTCCGTTCTCCCAAACCCACGCTTTATTTTCCATAATACCACGTACATATGCATCTGGTGCTGAAGGGTCTGCTACAATATCTGCACAAGTTGCAAGATAAAAGTCATTGCCAACAACCTTAACTCCATTCTTACCTTCAACAAGACTTCCTAGACCTCTTGTTGACACACCAACTACTGCACCTTCACTCATTAAGTTCTTTACAATGTTGCCGTATGGTGTGTCCATAATTTTTGCTTTGCCGATGAAATTGTTTCCATCTTGACGCAAACTTTTAGTGATGTGTGAAACACGTTCTAAATTGATTGTTGGTCCATCTGGATGTCCCAACTCTCCGTAAGCACGATTTTTCATTACATACTCAGTAACATATCGGTCTGTTTCTTTTTGCAAAACTTCTAACGGATACATTCTTTTGTTTCTGTTTTCTTGTTCTGCTTGCATGAAGATGCCTTCAATGAAGAAGTTTTTACCGCCCGCTTCGTTAGCTTCGGTGATGATATTTACTTGCTCATTGATTTCTGTAATTAGTTTCATTTTAGTCCTGCTGATGTTCGTTTTCTAAGTGACTTTGTTCTCTTGCGTAAAATCAATGCGAGTTTTGGCGCACGTTTTCTAGCCGCTTTACGCTGTGCAATTCTACGATGCATTTTTTCTTGTGAAGACATTCTCACAAGTTTACCATCTAAAACTTTATATCCTGGTGTCGCTGATACAGCTTTTCTGCGCTGAATAACTCCAGCACGTACTCTGTTAACTTTGACAAGCCTAGCTTCATCTAGTTGTTCTTCAGACAAAGATATAAAATCTTTAAAGTTCAACATATTAGCTACCGGTCACTCCATCATCGGTAGTTTCTCTGCTAGAATATCCAGCAGTTTTCTTACCTTCTAATATGAGTGTATATCCAGAACTAGCAGTAAACCCTGTAGTAGTCAACAATATATCTCCATTAGCTCCAGCGCCAGCATTGTTTGTGAGTGGTGCTTGAAAACTTGTTGTCAAATCTAAAGTGCCAGAGCCAGTTAAAGTTACGATAGTTGTGTTTGATGTTCCTCTCCACAACAATGTAACTCTAGGGTCTTGCAATGATGAAGTGCCTCTTGCCACATTCCAAAATATTTTATTGATTGAAAGTCTTTGAGTTGCTCCACCATCAGAAGCAACTAATGTGTTTGCAGAAACTTTTACAACGCCCGCTTCACCAGTGCCGTCAGACACATTAGTTAACTTAACTGCCCATGCAGTTGCGCTATCTTTTAGCGTTTGTGATGTTACTGTATCTGCCATTTTATTCTTCCGCTATAGTTTTTGCAAATGCTAAAAGTACTTCAGCATCTTCTTCTAACTGATTCAAAAAGATTTCTTGGTTGCTTTCATCTAACTGATCGTACAAATCAGAAAGCAAATCAACCTCTTCATTTTTTAAAGCACCACGTTTCTTTGCCGCATCAAGCATTGCTAATCTATCACGAACACCTTTAATGCCCGGTTTGATATCTTTAGCGGCTTTCTTTTCGGCTGCGTTAGGATTGCTGATGTGCTTCATTGTAGTCTTAGACTGATGGCTTTCAGCTTCACTCATTTTATTCGTCATCATTGCTTTTCTAGCGGCAAGAGCGGCTAGTTTTGCACGTTGGGCTGCGGCTTCTTTGTCATTCGGTTTTGGACTAGCCTTAACGTCTTTGTCGTATGCATCGCCCTCACCAAACTCTTGCTTGTTATCAAGTCTGTGACCTTTAGTTTTGACTTCATCATTCGCATATGCCATTTTATTGGCAATGCCGTCTTTATATTTGACTCTTTCTACTTCATCCAACTGGATAAAACTTTTAAAGTTCTTCATCTACATTTCCTTCTGAACTGGATTGAAATTCTTCTTCACCATTAGATGCGACTTCTTCGCTATCTTTGAAAAGTGAACTAGCTAATTCCATTCTTTTAACTTCGATATGATTCTGTATCTTGTCGTTTAGTGCGTCAAGAATTGAGTTTTTAAACTCAGCTGGTCTTGCATCATATGCGTGTTGAATTGCTGTTTGTACATTTTCCATGTTATATTTCCTTTTGTTTGCTAACTTATTTATACTTTATCGATTTTAAGCATTGTAATATGGCATTAAATAGTCTCTACCACTTATATTTACTGAGATGAATCCAACTGGATTGTTTGGCAATGTTGCACTTCCCGATGTTGCAGTTTCTGATATAACAGATGCAGGATTAACTCTAATGCCACCTGCAATAACAACTGCATCATTCTCACCAACTTTAGAGATGTTGTCGTTCTTGAAGACAAGCAATCTATGAATATTATCAATGAATGTTGCGACACCAAAATTGTTTGTTGGCGCAATGCTTAAAGGTGCAATTGGCCTTCGCATTGTAGGGTTCGGAATTACTAATGTAGATTCTATCGATGGGAATGGAACATCCCTGATCTGCATATTAATTCTGATATCACCAATCACTAATGTTGGCGATATACTGGAAGTCGCAATTATCGGTATTAAATTATGGGCACCAATAACTAGACTTGAGTCTAATGTGTTCGCATATATCTTTGTGTTTAATTGCGGCTGTCCATATACTAGTGTTGGATCAATCGCATAGTCAAGCCTATCGCTAAGTTGAAGTATCGTGTTTGACGATTCCGTCTGTACTGTTACATTCTGTACGTCACTAATTATGCCGTCAAGTTGTATGACTTGAGTATTAGCCATGATTTAATCTATTTCAGAAATTAAAGAGCGAAAATTCTGCTTGATCCGCTAGAGAATGCTACTGTAATATCACCACCGTTTGGTAAAATAGGCAAACCTGTTGCGCTATCAATATATGCAATGAGTCTAGATGTTCCTTGAACTGCACTATCTGAAAAAATAATTAATGCTTCAGCATTTGCGCCAGTCACAGATGAGAACAGCGCATCATCGGCATCAAAGACTCCATTAGCAATGGTTTTATTTGTCAATGTAGACGTTGAAATTACTGCGCTATTTGAAATATCGCTTCTGAATTGATGTGACGTACTGTAAGTATAAACTCCAGTATCGATAAGTGCAATAGTAATGGTATTCGCTATCATATTGATAGAACCATTTAAAAATGCCTCTTTTGCTTTTGGATAAAGTGCGTTTGCCATGTATAAGTGCCCTTAAGTTTTTAGTTATTTATAAAACAACGGGTGTGCCGATTTTTATGAATGCTTTTGTTGATGAGATTGCGTAACCAATTTTCAAAGAAAATGCCGCACCGTCAATTGTAGATGTTGTCACTATTGTACCATTACTTCCAAGATACAATGATTGTTCTGGAGTCCAAGTCCATGATGGATTTGTGATAGCACCAAATGTAACTGTTTCTCCTGCGTCATCTAAAACACCTAAAACTCTGTCGATTTGTGATATTTCTAATGATGTTGCAAGGACAGTTTGTGCATTAGCATTCAAAGCAACAATCTTATATTGAGTTGCGGTGCTATTATTAAAATTTAAATTTAATGATTCGGATGCGCCAGCACCGCCAGTGTTAGCTTGTGCAAAAGCGGCATTGGCTTGTGCGAACGCAGAATTTGCAGTTGCAAAAGCGGCTATTACGAATGCACTATTAGCGGCATCTTGTAATTGTAAGTCCCACGCATAGCCGTTCCACTTCCAAGTCTTTGTGCCGACTGCGTAAATCTGATTTAATGCTGGTGATAAAGGAAAATTAAGTGCCATGAATTTGTATTATTTTTTTAAGTAAATTCTATTAAATTAAATGTTGCCCATAAATCTAATTTGGTGCCACTATCAACTCTTTTTGCCATAAGTGTAAGTAGAGTTCCTGCCGTGGCTGTTCCGGTTCCATTTAATGCTGTATGAACAGAATCTCCACCTTGTGTGCGACCAATAATGATTCCTGAGTGAAGCATAGTGCAACCAGCAAAATTAGTCACAGTGGTTCCATTTTGATTA